CACTTTGATGAGGGTGCTAATGGTTCAGAGACCATTTATTGGTACAGTCACGATAAACTATGGCAACATATCCCAGCATTTGGATGAAGAAGGAGATTTAAAATGGAACGTGAATGATAAAAATAGGTTGTACATATAGGAGATTACAATGATAGATACAAGAGTATTATATAAAATCCTACTATTATAAATTATGAACAAGGCTCTGCTTGCATCCGATATCCTCTGATTTCATGTAGGTCGAAAACCCCACGGTATAATGGTGGGGTTTTTTGTTTTTATAAATAAAAGAAATTTGAGGAGAGAGATTATGACCCAGTTAATTAACCCAAAGAAGTTTACGGAGGCTACGACCCTATTGAGGTCGTTTTTTTTGGCCAAAGGATTTGAAGAAGTACATACACAAAACAGATTATCAATATTAGCAGCTTGTGAAGATCCAACAACAGTAGCAACATATAATTATAATGGAGAAGTATGGCCCCTGCCACAAACTGGCCAAATGTGGCTTGAATATGAATTATTAAACAGCCCCGACGTACCGGGGTTTTTTTGTATCTCAACATCCTATAGAGAGGAGAAAAATATCACCGAAGGTAGACATGATATTATCTTTCCTATGTTTGAATTTGAGTTTCCCGGAACTATGTCGGACCTGGAAAAAATGGAAAGAGAGCTGTGCGAACATATGGGATTTGGAAATGGCCACAGTATTGTAGATAAAGATTATTTAGAATGGTGTGATTATTTTAAAGTAGATGAACTAAACCACGAACATGAAGATGCAATGTGTAAGAGTTGGCAAGGTAGAGTTTGTATGATTAAGAACTTTCCTAATTACACAAGTCCATTTTGGAACATGAAACAAAACGGTGATGGTACTGCTGCAAAAATAGATGTTATTATTTCAGGCCAAGAAACAATCGGATCAGCTGAACGATCTTCCGATCCTGAAGAAATGATGAAGATGTTTCATACAATATCTGATGGCGTATATGCAAATTTATTATTTGATACCTTTGGTAAGAATAGAGTAGAAAAAGAATTAGATGATTTTCTATCGTTAGACTTTATACCAAGAGTTGGAGGTGGGATTGGTATTACTAGATTATTATCTGCAATGAGTAATTACGATATTAGACGAGTTGTAGCAAGCATGTAAAGAATAGATCCGGGGTGGCGGAATAGGCAGACGCACTAGGCAGTTTACCTAGGGTTCTATGAACGTGGTGGTTCGATCCCACCCCCCGGAGCCATATATTTATTGTATTCTATTCTTTCCATATAAATATTCGTATGAATACAGGTTTTTTAGGTAGGGATGGTTTTATTTGGTTTGTAGGTGTAGTTGAGGATCGACACGACCCCAACAAGCTAGGACGTGTACGAGTACGTTGCCTAGGATATCATACTCACGAAAAAGAAGAAATAGCCACAGCAGATTTGCCGTGGGCTGAAGTTATGCAACCCGTTGGTGCAAATGCCATTGGGGGTATAGGTGATTCCCCAATCGGAATAGTAGAAGGTTCTTGGGTTGTAGGATTCTTTAGAGATCCTGAACATTTGCAAGAACCTATTATTATGGGAACCCTTCCTGGTAAAAATACTCGTCCCGCTGAGCCCATAGATAAAATGGGAGTACATAGAGGAACAGCTAACGATTTTGGATTTTATGATCCCACTGATCCTTTGTCCGATGTTCCATTTGAACCAGATATATCCACAACAGTCGGAACAGGATCTGGAGGAACAGTAACCACATTTGATAAGGTAGAAGATTTAAGGGTATTGAGTTATGCAGAGGCCGAGAGCGTCGATGCTCTATCGACAGGATCAGCAACTATCAGTACCCACTCCCAAGGATTAGTAGATACGTTTGGAACAACCAGACGATTGTCCATTCCCATACAAAAAGATTCAGGAGAAGATTATGGGACAGCATCAGCAAGTACAGTTTGGAAAGGTCATGGTGATAATGCCAAAGCCAAGACTGAAGGTAAGGTTATTAGTACAGGATATCTAGAAGATGGAGATACACGGGATGCGACTAACGGTCCATGGTGGCCTGGAACAAAGGATGCTGAAACCCGTGTGCCATATCCTCGTTTAGATAAGGTTAAAGTTTCAACATTAACAACCAGACAAGAAACAGAAATACAAGAATTGTTTGATGCCGGTGTTTATGGACCAGGTAAGATTACAACAAAAGTAAGTAGTCTTTCGGAAGTTGTTTTACCTAAGGCAGATACAAATCGTTTAGCACAGGGTGGGTATGCTATTAGTAGTATATCTTCCGGTGGGGCTATAAGTCTTAAATCTTTTAAAGTTGATCATGGGTTATCTGCTGGTGATAAGGTGCAGATTGCTGGTGTAGTAGGAATGGAAACTCTAAACGGACAAATTTTTACTTTGGTTAGTGCTGGGAAGACTAGTGTACAAATCATAATACCCGCCACTGAAAAAGGAACGTATGTTCGTGGCGGTGCAATTTTGATAGATCCTCATCCAGTATTAAGAAGTAAGGCCGATACTAGAGAGCGACAAATTAATATTGGTGGTGAAGATTTAAATAGTGTGGCCGAATATTCTGATGATGGTAAATATACAGGATATTGGAATCAACCATCAAGTAGATATGCCGCAGAGTATCCATACAATCATGTTTATGAATCAGAGTCTGGTCATGTAAAAGAGTTTGATGATACGCCGGGTGCAGAACGTATCCATGAGTATCACAGATCAGGTACCTATTATGAAGTAGATGCTGATGGACACAAGGTAGACTATGTAAAGGGTGACAGATATAACATAAGTGTGCATGACGATTATCTATATGTAAAGGGACATGTTATATGGACTGGTGATAACGATATGTTGATTGCTTCAAATGAAACAATGAGTCTGACCGCCAAATGGAGAATGAAGATAGCCTCAGGTGGTGATATAGAAATTTACTCTAAGCGTAATTTGAACTTTAGAGCTGATGGTGATATCAATATGGTAGCCGGTGGACATATTAAGATAGAAGGAGAGGTAACTAAGGCCTCTGATAAATCTTGGGGACACAGTGCTGGTACACGAAGTAAGGAAACACCTTCTAGAATTAGTATGACAGCTGGTACTATGGAATTTTTTGTTCCAGCTCCAGAGGTAGAATCGCTCGATCAAATGAGTCATGGTAGAATTGATTTCAATGCACACCATAGAATTTCTATGAAAGTTCACGACGGCTTTATTACTAGAGAAGCTCCCGGATCCGGTGCCATAATAGATACGGCCACAGGAATATATTTTAATTCTGAACATGAGAAAAAATCTCCAGCAGAAAGTTTCTTGGCTAGAGATTCTGGAATCGGCATAGGACAAGGTTATGGCACAAAGGGGGAGGCAGGCGAGGCCCACATAGCATACACATTAGATGATATCAAGATGGGTACAACAGGACAAGGTGAAGGATTAGGTATAGAAGAAAAGACTGGAGATAATATCAGAAAGTTGAGGAAAGATTGATGCCCGGCGCACACAGAAATGGACACTCAAGAGTTTGTGGTGCTTCTACTGTTGTAGAAGGACAAGAAAATGTATGGGTCAATGATGAGCTATGGGCTGTAGAAGAAGATCCCAACTCTCATGGTGGTGGTGGATTAATTTCAGGAACCTTAGCGGTATACATTAATGATAGGAAGGTTATCAATAACACTCCAGATGAAGCTAACGCTGATGGACTCTGTCCTCTCCCACCGCATTGTGCTCCGTCTACAGCGGAAGGTTCTGAGAATGTATTTGCAGGAGACGAGTAAAACTTATATAAATATTATAAATGGCAACTGAAGTTAATAAAGGGTACGATGATGCCCAAGGAAACAACGAGAGTCCTAGAAGTACATTCATATATAAGGACTTAAATCTCTTTTTTACAAAACATCCTGTAACAGATGATGTTAGTAAATTGACGGACATACAGGCTATAAAGAGAAGTGTCCGGACATTGGTTCTTACTAACAAGGGAGAACGATTATTTCATCCAGAGATTGGAAGTAATCTTACTGGTTCTTTGTTTGAATTATATACTCCAATTATGCAAGACCAATTAAGAATAGCTATTGAGGATGTTATTAGATTATATGAACCTAGAGTTGTTTTAAAAGATGTTATAGTTAATAGCGCCACAAGCCGAGATTTAGATCAGAATAGATTAAGAATTATTGTTAGGTTTAGCTTAATAAATGTACCAAACGAAATAGAAGAACTAGAAATATCAATGGATAGGATACGATAATGGCAGTCAATACTAAAGGCAAATTAGAGATTACAGATTTAGATTTTGATACAATTAAAGGAAATCTAAAAACGTATTTAAGAGGCCAATCTGAATTTTCAGATTATGATTTTGAGGGTTCAGGTCTTTCAGTTCTGTTAGATATCTTAGCATATAATACACACTATAATGCCTTCATGGCCAATATGACAGCTAATGAAATGTTCCTAGATACAGCAGTAAAACGAAGTTCTGTAGTATCATTAGCTAAAGCCTTAGGATATACTCCTATAGGATCTCAAGCCGCAATGGCTATTGTAGATGTTACTGTGCATGATGCCACAGGACCATCTTTACTATTAGCTTCAGGACATACATTTAAGACCAAAGCTACCGGCCAAAGTTATCAGTTTGTAAACACAACTGATATTACTGTAATTCCATCCAGTGGAGTTTATAAATTTGAAAATATATCTGTGTATGAAGGAACTTGGGTTGAGGTTGACTATACTGTTAATGCCGCTGATGCCGAACAAAAATTTATATTAGATAATGCCCGTATAGATATCTCTACGTTAAGCGTCAAGATACAGAACAGTTCTTCAGATACCGTTACTACAACGTTTACTAAAGCAAATAATTTGGTTGAAGTTAAGAGTACAACAACTGCTTTCTTTGTTCAAGAAACAACAGCAGCGGAATGGGAAGTTTATTTTGGTGATGGAATCGTAGGTAAAAAATTGATTGATGGTAATATAATTAAGGTTGGTTATATAGTAACTAATGAAACTGCAGCAAACGGTGCAAATAAATTTTCTTCAGCCTCTGCTATAGGAGGATTCGTAGATATTACAGTGGTAACAACAACTGTTGCAGCAGGAGGTTCTGCACCAGAAGGATTAGATACTATAAAACATAATGCACCTTTTAATTATACTGCACAGAATAGAGCGGTAACTGCTAATGATTATAAAACACTCGTACCACAGATATATGCCAATGTAGAGTCTATAGCTGTGTGGGGAGGAGAGTATAATGACCCGCCAGTATATGGTAAAGTATATATTAGTATTCGTCCTAAAGGAGGAGCTTTCCTAACAGATACATCTAAAGCAGATATTAAGAAAAAATTAAAAGACTATACTGTGGCTAGTGTTACTCCTGAAATTATTAATCCTGAAATTATTAAAATAATTCCCTCTGTTAATTTCAAATACGATTCTGGTATTACTACAAAAACACAAGGTGATTTAGAAACTCTTGTGAGGGCAGCTATTGTTACTTATAGTTCAGATCAATTATCTCAATTTGAAGGGATATTTAGATATTCAAAATTTACAGCACTTGTAGATAATACTGATACTGCTATAATGTCAAACATATCTACAATCAAGATGAGTCTATCTATGACTCCTACGTTAGCTTCATCTGTTAAGTATGATGTTAAATTTCAAAATGCCCTTTACAATCCTGGATTAGCTCATGTTGTTCCTGTACTAGAATCTACTGGATTTATAATGAGTGGCCAGACTAATACATTATATTTTGATGATGATGGTTCAGGAAATTTAAGGACATATTTTTTGACAGGTACACTGAAATCTTATGTTAGTGCTACGGCTGGAACTGTAGACTATGCAACAGGAGCAATTGCAGTAACGGCCTTAACTATAACTTCAACAGCAAATGCTGACAAGACCATAACCTTTAAAGTTATTCCAAGTTCAAATGATTTAGTACCAGTTAGAAATCAAATTTTTGAAATTGATAGTACTTCTATGGTAGTCGTAGGAGCTGAAGATACAATTGCAACAGGATCATCTAATGCCGGTACGGGTTATACTACGTCCACATCTTATAGTTAATAATTATGTCAGCCATAAAAGATAAATTTTCATTAAAAGTTGAGGAATTATTTCCTGGATTTATTCGAGGAGATGATGCTGGTGTTATAGATTTTCTTGAAAAATATTATGAGTTTATGGAAAGTGCTGAGCTTGTTTTGGATAAAATTGGTTTAGTTGATAAGGTAGTATTAGAAGAAGGTAGTAATAATTATATTTTATTGCAAAACGAAAATGTTAGAACAATAACTGGAAGGCCTGACGACCGTGTAATTTTTGAATCTTCTGGCCTAGGTGCATTTCAAAATAATGAAATACTTTTGGGAAAGACTTCTGGAGCTAAAGCAACAATTAGAGCCGAGGACATAAACAACAATTCACGCTTGTTTATATCAACCCAAAATAAATTTCTTATAGGGGAAGAGGTTGAAGGACAAACTTCTCTGGCACATGGTGTTATAACATCATATCGTGCCAACCCAGTAGAAAATATTACGCAGCTAATGGATTATGCTGACGTAGATGAAACAATTGATTCTTTTTTCTCACAGTTTAAACATTCGTTTATGAGAACGATTCCTAATCTATTAACAACTAGTGTTAATAAAAGAACTCTTTTAAAGAATGTTACGGATTTATATAGGGCTAAAGGAACACGAAAAGGACACGAATTATTCTTTAAGGTGTTATTGAATGAAGATGTACAACTATTTTATCCTACAGAAAATATTTGGAAAGCATCTGATGGTAAGTGGTCGTATGATACAATATTACGAGTGTCGCAAGGTAACGATACTGTTTTAATGGAATCAAATTCTGATACTGCTATATTTGTATTGCATGAAGATGGTTCTTCAATAATGGCTGAAGATTCTATACCGTCTACTGATAACAGCACTAATATAGTAGGACAAACTATAGCACAGGGTTCTATTTTTGATCCAACTATTCTAGAAGGTGGTGCATATTATGATAAGGGATATCTAGATATTGACGAAGCTTCTGCTGTTGTGGAAACAATAACTAAATTTACTATAGGTGGAGAAATTATTACAGAGTTAGTCTTAAATAAAGATACTATTAAAGGACAGTTTGTGGCAGGACAACAGGTCACTTGTGTAGATAATACAAATCCAGATAAAACATTGTCCTTTAAAATTATATCAGTTTTGACAGGAACAGATATTAAAACTTCAGGACAATATTTTGAGTTAGATGATCCTATAGCAATTACATCTAACAATGGAAGTAATGCTGCAGCAAAAATTGAATCTCTAACATCAGGTAAGGTTGCTGAAATTTTGGTAGATGCTGGAGGCACAGGATATAAAGTAGGAGACCTTGTTGGTGTAAATAATGCTAATGCTGGTGGTGTTGGATTATCAGCGAGAGTTTCAGCTGTAGATGGTGGTGTTCAAGTTGAAGTGGGTTCGTTGAAAGGTTGGCATTTAACATTAGAGGACGGTAGTGGTAAATGCATAATGGAAGAGGATGGTGCCATTATAGAAGTTAACCTAGAAGAAGATTATGAGTGTTTAGAAGATGATCATATTGTATATGAGAATTGGACAACATATGCAGATACCTATGCTGGTAATAAAATTTTACAAGAGTCTGGTGTCGGGGATATTACAGATGTCCAGTTAATTAATGCAGGCCTAGGATATTATAAATTACCCATACTAACATTTGATCCTACAAAAGTTACAGATTTAACTGTAGCCATATCGTCTTCAGCTACATCTATAGTATTAGATTCTATTGACACGTTTCATCCAAATAGAAAAACATCAGGTAAAATTAAAATAGATGATGAGATTATTTTTTATACTGGTATAGATGTTAAAACTTTAACCGGTTGTACTAGAGGATATGATAGCTCCCTTGCAGCTGCTCATCAACTTGATGCTGATGTTTTATTGTATCCCACACTGGGGACATCTGCCAATTTACTGGCTAAAGGTGATAATGTTGGAAAGATAAGCCAATTAGAAATGTTGAATAGTGGTGTGCATTATCATAAAGATACTTTTAAAGGAACTGTTGATGCTGTATTTTTACCATTAACAAACTTTCTCTGTACAGAAGTTGTTGGAGCTTTTATTATAGATGAAACTATAACCGGCGGTACTTCCGGAGCTACAGCCATTCATGCAGAAACTCAAGCCGGAACTAATATACAAAAAGTTAAGAACGTAGTAGGAATTTTTGTATCAGATGAAACTATAACAGGCACCACTTCTGGTGCTACGGCTATTATTAATTCATATGGATTAACGTCTATTCTAGGACGTACAGGTGCATCAGCAAGTAGTGCAGGTGAACGACTTGGGTTAGGTTCGGCAGTAACAACATTTGGTAAGTATGTTAATCAGGATGGATTTATTTCTGATTCTGGAATGAAGATTCAAGATAGTTATTATTACCAAGATTATTCTTATGTTATTAGAACGGCGTCATCAATTGTAGAATGGCGTGAGAATGTTTTGAATGCTGTGCATCCCGCTGGGTTTGCTATGTTTGGAGAAATTTCTCGCAGCACATTATTGAATGCTCAAATCAGAACGGTCAGTACACATCCGAGTGTTATACCGTTACGGGATACGTTCACACCTGATCTACTCTCTGTACTTGAGATTGTATTTACTTATAAGATTGGTAGACGTTTGGGAACATCAACACAGGGCACTCTTAATAGTAATCCAGCCGGAGTTATATTCGGTAATGAAACATTCAACGGTGACCGTGATGTAACCTTCCATACAGGGCCAGGACATATGGAGTTGGTACTACCAACATATACTGGGGCTATACAAGTCAACGACGTTACGAGTTGGTGGCAGGTGCTACCATTGTTGTTGGCTAATGCTGAGATAAAAATACCCGTACCACTTGGTAGTGAAAAGACTATAAAGTTTGGTACTATTCGTATAGATTACGATCCAAAAGTGCATTCGTTGTATGAGATAGATATGGGCACCTCTCATATGATAGCTACATCAGCACCTGCAATAGTTTCGGTTGCCGTACCAGTGTATGAATTTGTAATCACACCGCATCTGAATTCAGAGATTACAATTACACCGATCAGAACTATATCATTCGGTAAGAGAATAGCCCGTAGACTAGGCACATCAGATGACACGGCTAATGCTACTCCTAATGTGGCTACTAATCTTAATGTTGTGCCTACTGGAGTTAGAGATGTTTTAATCAAACTACTCTTTAGAACTTATAAAGAAACAAGAAAAAGTTTACTAGATTCATATGCTGGTCATGGTGTGATGATAGAGAATTTAATAACGTATAAGGATCTGATTCGCCGCGGTGCACCAGGCATGATCACATTAGAAGATGGTTTGGGCTCTATTCAAAATGAAACTGCAACAGGTCTTGGAAATATTCGTGCAGATGCACTTGAGGCCTTTAGAGGACATATTGGTTATACAGAAACGAGAGAGTGGACTACATTGAATGAGGGGAGTACTATGTCGGCGACCGATGTTACTATCACCTTAACCGATGCAAGTACGTTCCCATCGTCAGGAACAATCAAGTTAGAGGATGAGAAAATAACGTATGCTAGTAAATCAGGGAATGATTTGACTGGTTGCATACGAGGGGTAGATGGCACTACGGCAACAACCCATGCCGACGGTAAAACTGTATACTTGTATAGATTTATACAGAGTGTTCATAATGCAAGTGGTTATAGAATACAAGATTGGGGTTCGGTAACTTTAGATCGAGTTATTAATTATCCTGAATCTAGAGGAAATGTATCTGCACCGTCAGAGATTTCTATAGAACTAACTGCTTAAGGTTATAAATATAAATAGATAAATAATAGAATGGTTATAAATAATCATATAAACTTTTAAAGAGAGCTAATAGCTATGGCAGCAATTATTACAAACAAATTTAGATTGCATAACGCAGAACAATTTCATGAGTCGTTTAGTGAGGCAGTCGCTACGACTTATTATCTATGGATCGGTAGGCCTCAAGCCTTTTCGACTGCAACAGGCGGAGGAACAGATGCCGCACCACCTACACCCGTCGATACGATTGGTGATGAGTATAGATATTTTCGGGATATGATTGGTGCTAAAAAGGTAACATCTAGTGATGTTTCATTTGTAGTACCTAGACGAAACTGGACTACTGCCACAGTATACGATTCTTACAATCACGACTATACGGCAGCCAATCCAGCGCAAAGTGGTGCAACAAATCTTTGGGATTCAACTTTTTATGTAATGAATTCTAATTATCGTGTTTATAAGTGTATGTCGAATGCTGGCGGAATCGCCGCAACTGATGAACCTGATAGTACAACGACATCAGGTGAATTTTCTACAGTAGATGGATATGCTTGGAAATATATGTTTACCATGACAACAAACATGGTACAGAACTTTTTATCAACAGACTTTATGCCTGTTTCTGCAGCAGCTACAGACGCAACTTCGGTTGCAACTGCTGCGATTGATGGAGAAATTAAACACGTTCAGATTAAGAACGGTGGAGCCGGTTACAATGATGGAACGTGGCCCACAGGCGGAGCTGGAGTTGACATTTATGGCGACGGTGCATCTGGTAAATATGAAGTGGTAGTATCATCAGGTATTATTACTGGTGTAACTATTGTTGCAGCAGGTACCGGATACACATTTGCAAATCTTTATCTGACAGGTATTACAGGACTAGGAGCTGCGGGTGCATCAACAGATGCAGTTTTGGCACCGATCATAACACCTAAAGGTGGTCACGGAAAAGATCCAGTAAAAGAACTTGGTGGATTTTATGTTATGATGAACACCAGTATTGCTGGTGCTGAAGGTTCTGGAGACTTTGTTGTTGATCAGGATTTCCGTCGAGTTGGATTGATTAGAGATCCAAAGAATTCAGTTGGTAACCCATTAACAGATACTACGGCAAGTGGCTTAAAGACTTTGACGTTTACGGGAGCTGTATCAGGCACATTTACGGTCGATGAAGAAGTTACGAATGCTGCGTCCCCGCAGGCTAAAGGTAAGGTTGCCAGTTGGGATGCTTCTACAAAGATTTTAAAAATTATCCAAACAGAGTATACGGGAGTTGCTACAACAGGTAATCTGGCTGTGTTTGCTGATGCAGATACGGTAACAGGAACAACTAGTACAGCGTCCGGGACAGTAGGATCCGGTGGAGTAGGAAGTTCAGAAATTCAATATCACTCAGGTGATATAATTTATGTAGAAAACAGAGCGCCAATTATTAGAGCAAGCGACCAGACAGAAAATATTAAATTAGTAATTGAGTTCTAATTTTTTTGTCCACTTTAAAGGGATTATGTAGAACATGGCTCAAAAGACTGATTTAAATGTAACACCGTATTACGATGATTTTTCAGAGGCGGATCAATACCATAGAGTATTGTTCCGCCCTGGGTATGCTGTTCAAGCTAGAGAATTAACGCAGCTTCAAACTATACTTCAAAATCAAATTGAAAGATTTGGTAAGCATATCTTTCAAGAGGGATCTATTGTTATACCAGGTGGTGTGACATATGATAGCCAGTATTTCGCTGTAAAGTTACAAGCAACGATTACTGTATCAAGTACCACGTATTCGGTAGCAGATTATTTGAGTCAGTTTATTGGAACTGTTATAGAAGGTGGAACGTCTGGTGTTAAGGCTAGGGTTGTAGGAGTTGATGTTGCTACAAGTATAGATCCAGCCACACTATATGTAAAATGGTTATCATCTGGAACTGATAATATATCGACTCAGTTTAGTAATGGAGAATTTCTTTCTTCAGAATCAGTTATCAGCACGTTTGCAATAGATGCTACTTCCGCACAACTACAATTATCAGATGCAGTAGCTACCGGTTCCGCGGCAAGTGTACAAGAAGGAGTTTTCTTTATTAGAGGAATGTTCATTCGAGCTGCAGCACAATCAATTATATTGTCAAAATATACAAACTCTCCGTCATATCGTGTTGGGTTTGATATCACGGAAACTTTAGTAGCTCCAGAACAAGTATCAAATTTATTAGATAATGCACAAGGAGCTTCCAACTATGCGGCTAAAGGTGCTCATAGACTTCAGGAAACTCTTACCCTAATCAAGAAAGGTCTTACAGAAACAGATGATGCAGACTTTACTGAGTTAATTAGAGTAGAGAACGGTCTGGTAAGAAAAATTGTAAATAAAACAGAGTATTCTATTGTTGAAGAAATGCTCGCCCGTAGGACTTTTGAAGAATCTGGTAATTATACTATTAAGACTCATAAGATTGATCCTAAAGAACATTTAAATACAGGAACAAACAGAGGAACATATTTAGCCACAGAAGATCCTATAGGAGATGAAACAAAACTGGTTATGGCAGTAGGGCCTGGCAAAGCTATTATCAATGGTAGTGAAGTTGAAACAATTTCTACTAATTATATTGCTGTCAATAAGGCTAGGGATACAGGTTCAAAAAACAATGCCAGTCTTATAGCACAGTTAGGACGCTGGGTTAAAGTTACTAATTCTTATAATATGCCTGACGTAGATGGTGGTGAGGCCAGTGTTAATTGGTTTAAAGAAGTTAAGCTATATGATCAGCAAACTGGTTCAGCCGGACGAGGTTCAACATCAGGTGCGCCAGTAGGACTAGCTAAAGTTAAAGCTTTTAATTATGATTCAGGAGTTGTTGGCACGGCATCGATATATAAAACATATCTATTCGATGTCAATATGTATCAATTGGTTACCATGTCTGGGGTCGTTTCTTTAACAGATGATGTTGTCATAACAGGAGTTACGAGTGGTGCCACAGCAATTATGAATGCTGCGGTAGGAGCAGGAGTTAATTTGATATTGCAACAAGTTAAAGGAACTTTTGTAATTGGCGAAGCTATTACTAGTAGTAAAAGTGGAGATGACACTACTACAGGAAGTCCAATAATTTCAACTATAGCAAAGAAAATTTTCAATAGAGATGTTAAATCTCTGTTTATGACACAAACAGCAGGTGCAGCGAAAGATTTCACAGCAGATATTTCTCTTGATCAGTCATTTTCATTAAATGGTACAGTATCTAATAGTCCCACAGCTGGTGCAGTTAATACTATATCAGTAACAGCCGGGGGTTCTGGATATACATCTGTACCAACAGTGTCATTCACTGGTGGAGGAGCTTCGACTTCGGCCACAGCAACAGCAACAGTAACAGCTGGAGCTGTATCGGGTGTAACAATAACAAATGGAGGTCAAGGCTATACATCAGTTCCCACAGTAGTATTTACTGGTGGTGGAGGAACATTAGCCGCGGCAACTGCCACAATTGATGGAGAACTTCCAGTTAACCTTAACGGACTTAATACTGTATTTACTGAAGAATTAGTTATAGGTGATATAGTATCATTACCAAGTGGTGCATTAGGAGTAGCAGAAGAACGACGAGTTACCGCTGTAACTAGCAACACATTAGCAACACTTGCTTCGGCAGGAACTAATACTGTAACTGGAATAACGGGAACAAGAAAACGAGGTAAGATGCAAGAGCTGAGTAAGAGTTCTTTCTTGCACTATATGCCTAAAGAAAATACTGCAACAGTAACAGATGTGTCGTTTACTGTTAAGAGGCAGTTTGTAGGAACAACAAGTGCTCTAGGAGCTGTGACATTCACAGTGGGAGTTGGAGAAACATTTCCATCGTTCACAAAAAAGAATTATGTTCTAAGTGTTATGACAGCTGGATCAGGAACAGCAGCTGTTGGTGATATGATAGATATAGAAGGAAAAACATCTAGCACAACAAACTCTTTAACAATAACAGATAATACATTATTTGGTAATGCTGCCCAAGTGAAGTTAGTCGCACCAGTAAATGTGCCGACTGCAACACCAAAAACAAAATCAGCATTTGTAATGCAACAGAAAACAATTGCAGATACTATTGCAACAAATGATTATTATGGAGCTAGAATTGTAGATAAAGAAGTTTCTATAGATGTTGCTGACGTTTATAAATTAAGGGCTGTGTTTGATTCTGGGCTATCATCAGTAGTACCTCTTCCTCCAACGCTGACGGTTTCACTGGTGTCTGGAACATTTACACCGGGAGAGATTATTATAGGAAGTTCTTCAGGTGCTAAAGGATATGTAATTGTCAACAGTCCAGCTACAACGGTAACATATATTAAAATTAGTGGAACTTTTAATACATTAGATACCATTACTGGACAAACGAGTACCGTTACTGCTAAGGTAGATGCTATTGCTGCTGGTCATACAAATATTACAGATCACTATACATTAGATACAGGTCAGAGAGCTGAGTATTATGATATTTCTAGAATTGTTAGAAAAGCAGGTGTTATAGCACCCGCCGGTCAGTTGTTAGTTATCTATGATTATTTCACACATGGTACTGGAGATTATTTTAGTGTTGGTTCATATGGCATAAATTATGCTGATATTCCAAAATTTAATCCTGAATTGCGAGATGCTTTAGATTTTAGACCTAGGGTTGCCGACATAACATCTACAACAGTTAATCCATTTTCTATACAAAATAGATCATATGAAACTGCTGGATCATCAGTTGGAAATATAGTACAGGCTGATGATAACATTCTGATGGATTATACATTCTATCTACCTAGAAATGATTTGTTGTATCTTAATAATGCTGGGGAGTTTAGAGTTTTAGAAGGTGTGTCAGCTGAGAATCCACAGTACCCAGAACAGCCAAAAAATACATTAATACTAGCTAAACTAATTATGAATGCCTATACATTCCATGATAGGGATTTGTATATTCTCCTTCAGAAGAATAGAGGCTATACGATGGCCGATATTGGTAAGTTAGAAACACGAATTAAAAACCTAGAATATTATACCTCTTTAAATATGTTAGAGCAGGATACAAAGGCTTTTGAAATACAAGATCAAAACGGTTTCAATAGATATAAGAATGGTTTTGTCGTAGATAATTTCCAATTTAGCGGTTCTGTAGGAAATATAAATCATACAGATCATCAGGTTAGTATAGGAAACTTACATTTATTTCCACCGTTTTATGAAAATCAAGTAAAGTTGCTTGAAGAAAATACTACAGATGATGCTAGAAAAGCTGATAACTATCAATCGACTGGTAAAGTTGTTTCTTTACCATACACAGATGTACCTTTGGTAACACAGGCTAAGGCAAGTACAGTAGAGATGATTAATCCGTTTGCTGTAGCTAATTGGATTGGTAAAATAACATGGGATGACGGTGAAATTTATACTTGGGCTAGATCAGATTATACCAAGTATGATACCAAATATATTGAAGATACTACTGCATTTGAAAAAGCGAAAGTTGATGCTGGAGGATCTGGAGCTGGATACGAAGTCACTAGTGGATCAGTAACAAGTGCTGGAGCTGCTGGAGAAGTTACAGAGAGAGCATTTGATAAATCTGTTACTATTCGATATAGAGATCCTTATGATATAGGTTGGACCAGATACTGGGATAAAGGTGTTGTTGATGCTGAAATTGTAAAGGATGAATTACATCCTGATTATGATCCTGCTGGAGAAATTGTAGATTGGGATCCAGATCCATGGATTAAAGGATCTGAATTAGGATTTACAGCTAAAGGATTTAAACCACATACTAAATTGTGGCCATTCTTTGATGAAATAGCGGTCTCGGCGTATGTTAAACCTAGGGGAGTTTCTGAAGTTGATACAGTCATAGGTGCAGATTTAGCTAAAACAGGAACAACTTTAACAGTAACAACAACGGCAGGATTTCCTACATCAGGAACAATTAAGATAACTGATGGAACACTTATCGAACAAATAATTTATACCTCCAAAACTGGAACTACTTTTACAGGTCTCCAGAGAGGAGTTAATGATACTTCAGCCAGATCATGGTTATTATCATCGGCGGCTACTGTATCTTCTGGTGCTTACGGTATGCCTATGATTAGTGATTCAAAAGGAGATTTAGATGGAGTGTTTGATTTACCAGAAACACCTACGTTGAAATTTACTACAGGCATGAAATCTTTTAAACTTTCTGATGATGAGAATAATTTATCGGGAGGCCGGTTAGCTCATGTAACCTCTTCAACTATTCCAGAACCTGGTACTTTTGGCTCAGCTATGTTAGAGGCTAAAGGACGAATCAATCATTGGAGAGAAGTTCACTTACGAGTTTGGAAAGGAACCTTTAGATGGGAAACATATAGAACTTGGGGAATACCTAGGCCTAATCCAACCCATTCAGATCCTTTAGCACAAACATTTTTTGTTGAATTAGATGCAACCGAAGGTGAAGGTTGTTATATAACGAAATGTGATCTTTATCTGCAATCGAAAGCGACTAGTTCCGATGTTAAAATTCCGGTTAGTGTAGAGATAGTAAATGTCGAAAATGGTTATCCTCTTGCTCAGAATGGAATTCCTAATGCCTTGGCTTGGAAAGATCAAGAGGATATTAATATAAGTGATGATGCTTCAGTAGCTACTTCTTTTGTATTTCCACAACCAATTTTTGTGCAGAGGAGAGGAGAGTATGCTATAGTGGTTCGATGTGATAGTCCAGATTACAAACTTTGGATAGCTCGAATGGGTCAAATGGATCTTGGTGGAAAGAGTATGATATCTGAACAGGCCGCCGGCGGTTCATTATTTAAATCTCAAAATGCTCATACATGGTCTCCTAGTCAATTAGAAGATTTAACATTTATTTTATATCGAGCTAAATTTGATACTAGTGTAACAGGAAGTTTCACAACCCATAATACAGCTCTAGATAGTACCACAAGTATACCAGAAGGAATTGTTACGTTGGATCAAAATCCAATAACATTGACCAATGCTAGTAGGGATGTTAGGTTTAGATTTAAGATGCCTGGTGTTCCTAGAACAGAGCCTCATGGTATGTATTCTACAACAGATAACGTAATCATATCAGGAGTGGAATCTGAAATTAGTGCAACAACGCTGAATGAAACATTATCAGCCGTTGACACTACAATAACAGTGACAGATGCTTCAAACTTTCCAGCTTCTGGAACAATTAAAATTGAAGATGAAGTTATTACCTATGCCGGTATATCAACAAATGACTTAACAGGATGTACTAGAGGTACGTCAGATGGTACGGCTCTAACTGTTGCAGTAGCTCATGCTACTGCGGAACCTGTTGCCTTATATATGTTGGCTGGAATTCCATTGACAGAGATTAATAAAACACATATAGCAATTAGTGGTATAGAAGATGATAGTTTCTTGATAACAGTTAATGCATTATATCCAGCTACATCTGCTTTGATTGGGGGCGGCTCTAAAGTTAAAGTAACTCGTAACATAATTATGGATATAATTACTCCATTCTTTCATGCTGAGTCTAGAGCAAATACTACACTTACATTTAAAGCACAACCTACAACGGCAAGAAGTCCAAATGGACCATCAACACAAAATGCTTTTGTTCCTACAAATTTGTCGGATGCTTTACCTATAACAAATGCACTACCATATCTATTTGATTCTTCTATGATGATAGCTTCACAAATAAATGAAACTAATGAAATGGCTGGAGCGAAATCTTTGAAAGTGGTTGCTACTTTGAAGTCTACAAAGGATACATTAAGTCCTATGATAGACACCAAACTTATGATGTTAGAAACAGTGCAGAATAGACTTAATAAAATAGATTCTGCTGCTGATGTTAGTACAGGAATTGTTTATAACTCATCTATCGCAGCTTCAGGTGATAACAATAAAGCTATTTACATCACGAAGAAGATTACATTAGCATCAGCATCAACAGCTTTGCGAGTTATGTTTGCAGCTAATATACCTAGTACGTCAGAAGTAGTGGTTCTTTATAAGATATTACCAGATGGTTCGACAGAAGTTTTTGATGATTTAGGTTGGAACTATTTTAACACAACAGGTGTAGATGATAATCTGTCCGGAACAACTGATAATCAAATAGAATGGAAAGATTACATATATACGGCCGGAGTTAAAGATTCAGGTACAGGCATAGCTTTGGATGATTTTACATCGTTCGCTATTAAGATTGTAATGAAAGGAACTAATACAGCTAAACCTCCAAGAATTAAACAATTCAGAATGATAGCATTGGCGGCATAATATGGAAACTGTTAAAGTAAAAGGACATAGCGAATTAGTTAGAGATATGGAAACAGGAGCTATAATTAATACGAATGTAAAAGCAGCTGAATTAGCTAGACGCAGAAATAATATTATATCTAGGCAGAATGCTAAGATAGATACTGTGGGAACTGAAATAAATACTTTAAAGAATGAGATGGGCGAAATAAAATCAATGTTAAGAGAATTAATACAGGACAAGGACCATGGCTGATAGACTAGTACCACAATCATTTACATTTGAAGAATGGCGCCAAGAATTTAATGAATTGGCAGTAGATATAGGTGATTTTACTACGATAAATGCTGAACTGGTTGCATTTGGTGCCACTGATATGACAGAGGCTATGAATATCATGCTTGGCTTAACCAAATCAGAAAAAGTTTTGGCTATCGCAATAGCAATGGGTTAAACTTTATAAATATAAGAAAAGAATTTAAAAAATGGCAAATGATTTTAAAAACACATATCAAACGAATGTATTAAGTACAGGGACTGGCAGCACGTTGTATACTGCTCCAGCATCAAAGGTATCTATTCTTTTAGAAATAGATATTGCAAATACAAGCACCGATAATATCACCGCAGATGTTATCGTAGATGATTCAGCTAATAGTGGATCAGCAATAATTTATCTTGTGAAGGGTGCACCTATTCCAGCTAATGGAACAATTAAAATTATTAATGGACAAAAATTAATTTTAAATGCACTACAAGTTTTAAAAGTTAAAGTTGATGCGGTTAGCGCTGCGGATTGTATAGTATCACTTCTTGAGGACGCATAATGGCAAGTAATTATATAGGAAAATCTCCAGTTGATGTTGCTGAATCAGGTGCGGATTTTGGACCAGAGTTTGCTCTGCACGGTCTAGATAGAGATGCAGACGGACTATTGTCATATACTAAAATTTTATGGGATGGTACAGATGCCGTTACTGTTAATTTTAATGGCGGATTTGCTTTTAATGGATTAGAAGACATGATGTCAGGAGTTTTGCCAAGTGGCACTTTAATCAATACTCTACAAGATGGATATAAAGAAGGTGCCGCAGATGCTGCTGGCGATGATGCAGTAACAGCTGCCCCAAAAGCACATGAAACGAATGCTGAATTTAGAGCATATCAACAAGTGCGGTTTGATAAAAATGCACTAACTTATTTTATCAACGGTGATGGAATGTTAGTTGCGAGATATAATGGACCTGCATATGATTATAGCGGCGGCGCCGCATAATTCATAATAGAAAACAATATAACTTGTATAAATAATAGAAAGAATTTATAGGACAACACCATGGTAGATTTTGTATTAGGCAGACTAAAATTTAAATTTCAAGGCGCTTGGGTAACCAGTACAGCATACATTAAAGATGATATCGTAACGTATGGTGGAAATGCATTTGCAGCAATCGCTAATCATACATCCGCAGCAGATTTTTATACTGATACGGCTAGTTGGACAAGAATAACAGCAGGCGTTGATTGGAAAGGAGTGTGGGCAGCTACGACTCTTTATAAGATTGATGACATCGTTAAATATGGCGGAATTGTTTATATTGCAACAGTAGGACATACATCAAGTGCAAGTACATTGCACGCTGATGCTGCAAGTTGGTCAGTATATTCAGACGGCACAGATTGGAAAGCCGCATGGACAACTGCAACTTACTACAAGATTGGTGATATTGTAAAGAACGGTGGCCATTTATATCGAGCCAAGACAGGACATACATCGGGTGTTTCTCTAGAAGCCGATACTGCAAATTGGGATCTGTGGTCAGAAGGATTTGATTTTAAGAATATCCATACTACTGCAACATATTATAGAGTTGGTGACACTGTTAAATATGGTTCATCAGTCTACTATTGTAAAACAGCACATACATCAGCAAGTGCTGTTATGGATGAAACAAAGTTTGATGTATTTGCATCTGGATTAGAATTTGAAGATTCACATAATGTAGCAACTAATTACCAAATCGGTGATGTTGTAACATATGGAGGCTACAACTATGTCGCCATTCGTTCTAATGTAGGTGTTATACCATACGCAAATCTATCTGATTGGGAAATTTTATCAACGGGCTTTAAAACGAAAGGTGACTATGCAAATGGTACACAATACAGTCCGGGCGATGTTGTAAGATATGGTGGTGACAGTTATAGTGCCAAAATCAATAGTCTAGGAAATCATCCTGGAGAAGTTTCACCTGATACTAACTGGGAACTATTGAATCCTGGTTTGAAATGGCTAGGTGCTTGGAGTGCCGCTACGAATTACGAGCCTAATCATGTTGTAAAAGAAAATGGCACGTCTTGGGTTAGTTTACGAACACATATTGGTAGTGCTTCTTCGGGCAACGAAGAAAAGCCATCAACAAACACAAACTCACCGTTAGCTACTTGGGAAGAAGTTGTTACAGGCAACTCTACAGTTTCACTAAGTACACGGGGTGGACTCTTAACTAGAGATGCAACATCTCATATACAATTACTCACTGGAGCCGCAGGTGCTTATTTGCGATCTGATGGTACAGATCCAAGTTGGGAAACAGGACCGATTACAGTTCCAGACGGTGGTACAGGTGTAGGAACATTCGTAGATAATAGAGTTCTGACAGGTAATGGAACTTCAGCTGTAAGTGATGAGGCTAACCTCACATTCGATGGTAGTACATTAACGGTTACTGGAGACATTTCTGTTACAGGCGCTGCTTCATGGGCCACGATTGATGCAACGACATCAGCCGTAATGGCCACTGCAAAAGTTTCAGACTTAACATCTGGACGAGTAGTGATTGCTGGCACAGCCGGAGAGATCGAGGACGATTCAGATTTTACATATAATAAAGCAACGAATGTTTTAGTAACTCCTAATGTTACTGTAGGCACACAAGCAACATTGGCTAGTGCTTCAGTTACAGACTTAACAGATAATCGAGTAGTGATTGCCGGCGCATCTGGAGAACTAGAAGATGACGCCAATTTTACATTCGACGGAACTACATTTGCAGTAACCGCCGCAGTAGATATTACAGGCGATCTAGATGTTGATAACATTAATCTTAACGGTAATACAATAACAACTACAAACACCAACGGTGATCTTACAGTTACTCCTAACGGAACTGGAGGGATTGTTTTTAGTTCAGTGGCTACTGGGGTTACACCTACGATAGATGCCCACTTGGCAACTAAAGGATATACAGATTCAAAAATTAATGGATCAATATATGAATACAGTATTGATAGTAATAATGTACTATCATATACAAAAACTGATTCAGATGGATCTTCAGCCACAGTTGATGTTGAAAATTCAGTACAATGGTATCTTACTCCTGCCGGTCAGGCGCAGACACCTTCAATTAATAGCAGCGGACATTTGGTCTTAACCATCACAACTTAATAAGAAACAGAGTATAGAAATATGGCTACATTAGGAAACATTAGTTTTAATATTAAAAACGAGTATGATGCTTCGGCAACATATCTGAAAGATGATATCATTCATTACGGTGGACATTGGCATCTTTGTACAACAGATACAACTGCCGGACAGAATCCAGATACAAATTCAGGTTCTTGGGATACATGGCAATCAATGTTTAACTGGAAAGGTGCGTATTCTCATGCTGCCGCTACAGTTTACAGAGTTAATGATGTTGTTCAAATCGAAGTGCCTATGTTTATCGAAACAACAGCCGGACGTTTGAAGGCCGGACCAAACTTTGCAGCTGCATCACCATGGGCTGGGACAGCCGGTATGGATGACACACCAACAGTAGTAACGTCTATTACAGTTACAGCAGGAGGTTCTGGATATACTTCAGCCCCTACAGTAACACTTGGTGGAGTAACATCTGGTGGCGCAACAACACAAGCAACAGCTACGGCAATCGTAGTAGGTGGAGCCGTAACTAGAATTGATGTAGTTACCGGTGGTGTTGGATATAATGCAGTTCCCGATGTTGTGATAACATTAGGTGGAGGAACATTAGCCGCGGCAACAGCAGTTCAATCTGATATAGCTCAAGGGTTTCATCAGACATCCACAGCAACTTATATTTGTACAACAGAAGTAACATTGCCTGCTGCACCAACAGAAAGTGATTATCCTTATGCAGCAAACTCTAATTGGCAACTCGTAACATCAGAATATGATATTGATGATACAGATTCTAGAGCCGTTCAGACTTGGAATACAACTGCAAATTCTGGTAAAGGTCAGTTTGATAACGCCGTAACTAAAGTGGCTACCACAACAGGATCTGCCTTTACAGGCAACTATAGAGATTGTATCAAACTTCCTAATAAAGGAATTGTTGGAGATACATCAAAGTATTATGCTTTAGGTGATAACAAACAAAGTACTAACTGGCATGCCAAGGGATATATCAATGGCGCCGGTGGAGTAACTCGTTGGGGTATAAACACAGAGAGTGCTAATGCCTTTGAACACACCATCTTTACCGCTATCGAAACAAGTCATGACTTTTTGGATTGGTTTAGTTCAACAGATCATAAAGAATGGGATTCTTTCTTAGATGGATATATAGAAGATTTCCGTATGATGAATAATGCATCTTCAGGTACTGTTACAGTTCCTGTTGCAGCTGCAACAAATGATATTTTTACAGACCTGTTGATTCAGTCTGGAAGTGAAACTGATGGTGCAAGAACTTTTGTAGATTCAAGTGGAAATGGTTATGCTGTTATGCCACATCCTACATCCAACCCAGACGTTGGCGGAATATATAATCATAACGATTATAATAGAAATCCTGATGGAACAAATAAAACTTCAGGATGGTGTTCGCCTGAGCACTCAACAGATGAAGCCATCTTCGGAACTTCAAGTATTAAATTTGGTGGAGATGGAGATTATTTAAGACTTCAAGAAAATGCAAAATGGACTTTGATAACAACTGGTATAGATTGGCATTTTGACTTTCATATTAAATTAAAAGATGGTGGTAAAGGTCGAGGTCGTCAAACAATAGTTGAACAGTATTATCAGAAAGATTATTATTGGACTCTTTATTATAGAGAGAACTACGGATTCAACTTTGAAGTTTGGTGGGATGGCTCTTTACGATTCCAGACAGGTTTTGGTGGAGAAATCTTTGATGAAGATTGGTATTTTATCCGAGTGACAAAAACAACCGCTGACGATTTTACAATTTGGAAACAAGCTAATGGTAATGGCGGATTACAGGGAACAAAGTCGGTCACTGCATCAGCAGTAGCTACTGGAAACTGGGCCACATCCTATGATTATAGAGAAGGTCGAGGAACAGGGTCACTTTGGATTGGTGGAAGAGGCGGCACAAGTCCCTTTAATACACCAGACGGAGAGCCACCTAAGTGTGTTCAGTTAGAGTGTGGTGATACCTATATGATGATGTTGTTTAACAATGGTGAAATTTATCACGGTGGCTTTGGATCCAACGGCCAGACTGGAGATTTTGCAAGTACTACTAGAGCCTACATGGCTAGATGTGGTAGTTCTTATACAAATGTTTATCGACGATACGACGGTGGTGTCGGTTTCGCAGGACCTCCTGTTTATCACACGTTGTATCGAACACGAATGGTAAGAATTGCAGCTAGTGGTGGACAAAATATGACCGCGGGTCATAGCTGTTACGCTATAGACGAGGATGGATATCTTTGGTCTTGGGGACTGAACTCATATGGTCAGTTAGGACATGGCAACACACTAATCATAAATTATCCTAGACGTTTAGATAATGACGTACTTGATTCAGGTCTTTCTAGTTTTAGGCCAGGGTTCGGTGGTACTGCCCGAGCTGTTGAAGGTATTTGGGTAGCTG